TACAATTAACAAAACGCAATCCACTGCGTCAACATCGGAGAACATAATTGACAAAAGAATTTGTACCAGAAAAAATACTGCGCAACACAGCCGAATTTGCACCAGATAAACTACTACATCCTGGCGCCAAACTTGTACCAAATAATATAGAAACTCAGCCGGCAACTGCACTAGCTGTCATGGCAGGAGACGGCGGACACGAAGAAGCATACCTAGGCAGCGCTATTCGTGCCAGAATGCAACGTGATAACAAACGTTTCTGGGCTGGCGACAACATCAGTGACTATCTTCACGAAACTGACAAAGAGCATTTGATCAACGAAGCAACCACTGCATTTGAAGGTGTGTTGGATGCACTGCTGATTGATAGAGAAAACGATCCCAACTCAAAAGGTACTGCAAGACGACTTGCCAAGATGTACTTCAATGAAATCATGGAAGGAAGATATGAACCAGCACCAGATGCAACAGCTTTTCCAAATGACAGCGCCGATCGTTACGAAGGTATGCTTGTGGTACGTAGTGAGCTACGAAGTATGTGTTCTCATCATCACCAGCCTGTTACTGGGGTTGCCTACATCGGTATCATTGCCGCTAATAAACTTATTGGTCTCAGCAAGTATACCAGAATAGCACAGTGGTGTGCTAGACGTGGCACACTACAAGAAGAACTCTGCAACGACATTGCTCGCGAGATTAGCCGAGCTACTGATTCCGAAAACGTAGCAGTGTACATTCAGGCCACACATGGCTGCTGTGAGAATCGTGGCATTATGGCACACAGTAGTCTAACACAGACCACAGTGCTCAAAGGTGCATTCAAACTGGATCAAGGTGTGAAGAAAGAGTTTTTTGACAACATTAAACTGCAACAGGACTTTGCACCACGATGAGCCATTACGAAACACTAGACGATGCCCAGGTTGCCGGTGTTGCACCGTGGGATCAACGAGTAGATGATCTCAGTGACTACCATGTGACAGTGTTTGCAGATCGCTATCCGGTTACGCCGGGCCACTTGTTGTTTGTTCCTGTATATAATACACATCATGTGATCAATGACGCTTTTGAAACTGCATTGCAATATGGTGAGAGAATGGTACGGCTTGGTGAATGTGATGGCTACAATATCGGATTTAATTCCGGCACTGCTGCTGGACAAACTGTGATGTATCCGCATGTGCATTTGATTCCCAGGCGCTCAGGCGACTGTGAGGATCCTGTGGGCGGAGTGCGAGGTGTAATTCCTGGGCAAGCCAACTACAAGCAATCAGGCTATCAGTTGCCGGCATAAGTAATGATCAAGCGGTCTTGGCGTCACTCCCGCTTTACAAACTCTGCCGCCTATGCTATAATCAACATAGGAGAAAAACATGGCAAACTCATCAACCGACGACTTGATTCGTCACTTCGAAGAAAACTTTAAAAACACTAGACCAGTGCAATACAAGTATACCAGCACAAAAGAATATCACGATTCTTTTCCCTGTGCTTATCGGCAATGGCGTGCCGACAGTCACTGTAATCTAATACACGGCTACAGCTTCAACATGAAGTTTTACTTTGGCACCAATGATCTGGATGCTCGCAACTGGGCTGCTGATTACGGCGGACTCAAAGAACTCAAGTCTGTGTTAGAAAGTCAATTTGATCACACCTTGCTGGTAGCAGAGGATGATCCTGAATTGGCATTTTACAAAGAAATGGAAAAGCGTAAGTTGGCCAAACTAACAATTCTGCCTAAACTGGGCTGTGAAGGGTTAGCAGATCAGCTGTACAAATATGTCAATGGTGTTTACATTCCTGACATGTGGGGTCAAGCAGAAAGCAAGCGCTTATGGTGCTATCGGGTAGAAGTGCGTGAAACACAAAGCAACATGGCCTTTCGTGAAGGACATCGTGAGTGGAACGAAGATTTATTTGAATAAGAGGAAATAATGGATTTCAAGTATGACATTGCAATGCTGCTGGCAACCAGGGGCAGAACAGAAAGTCTAGGTCGTAGCATTCGTAGCCTAGTTGAGCAAGCTGAAAATATTGAACGAGTGCAACTTATGTTTGCATTTGATCGAGATGACGATGTTGGCACCACGTACTTTGCAACTGATCTGCAACCCTGGCTGGATGCAAGAAATGTTGCATACACTGCAATGAAATTTGATCGCATGGGCTATATTGGTCTGCACAAATACAACAATGCTATGGCAGCACAAACTGACGCCAAGTGGTTGTGTATCTGGAATGATGACGCTGTGATGGAAACGCCTGGCTGGGATTCAGTTATCATGAGCTACGATGGCCAGTTCAAACTACTGAGTTATCGTACTCACAACTTACATCCATATAGCATTTTTCCTATTGTGCCAAGAAAATGGTATGACCTACTGGGCTACATCAGTCCACATCCCACGCAAGATGGATGGGTAAGTCAGCAAGCATACATGTTGGATATCTACGAACGCATTGCAGTTGACGTACTGCACGATAGGTATGATCTAACTGGCAACAACAACGATGAAACATTTCGCAATCGCCCTATGCTCGAAGGCAAGCCCGATGATCCTAGAGATTTCCACAGCAAAAAAATGTTGGAATTGCGACACCGAGACTCGGCTAAACTGGCTACATACATGCGGTCCATTGGAATGAGCACAGTGTTCTTTGAAAATGTTTTTAAAGGTACACAAGATCCCTGGGAAAAGCTGGCCAAAAACGATGTTAACCAACTTATGGTTCAGTTTGCCAATCCGCATAGTAAATAATCAATGACACACAAAATAGCCTGGGTGCAGCCCAATTTCCAACAAGGTCCCAAAGAGCTCAATGCTCACTACTTGCCATACTCAGCAGGTGTAATATGGAGTTATGCCATTGCAGACCCTGATATCCGTGACAATTTTGAACTCACTGAATGGGTGTGGCGTAGGGATGAAGTTGAACCAATTGTACAACGGCTGGCCAAAAATGACATTGTGGCGTTTAGCACCTATGTGTGGAATCACAACTACAACTATGAACTGGCTCGACGAATCAAAGAGATCAACCCTAACATATTAACTGTGTTTGGTGGACCTGAACCTGCTATCACTGATCCTGATCTGTTTCGCAAAAATCCATTCATGGATGTGGTGATCACATTCGAAGGCGAGATAACATTTCGTCGACTGCTACAAGCCTACGAAAGCCGCAGCTTTGATCACATTCCTGGCTTGCTACTGAATCGAGAAGGTGAGGCCATAAACACCGGCGAAGCCAAACGTATTGAAAGTCTTGAAGAAGTGGTCAGCCCATACCTGGCCGGAGTGTTTGATCAGTTGATCATTGACAACCCTGACATCATGTGGCAAGGCACACTAGAGACCAGTCGCGGTTGTCCGTTTGCCTGCACATTCTGTGACTGGGGCAGTCTAACCTACAACAAAGTCAAGAAGTTTGAACTTGAGCGTGTGTTTGAAGAACTAGAGTGGATGGCCAAACGCAACTTTGACTTTATCTCTATCACCGACGCCAACTTTGGCATGTTTGCTGAACGCGATGGCTTGATTGCAGACAAGATTATTGAGTGTCAAGAAAAGTACGGATCACCAAGAACATTCAGTGTGGCCTGGGCCAAGAATCAAAAGAAGGAAGTTGTTGACATTGTTAAAAAACTTCTGGATGCTCGTGGCTTTAACCAAGGGCTTACACTCAGTGTACAAAGTCTGGATCTGGATGTGCTGGAAAACATTCGTCGCAAGAACATGGAAATGAACAAGCTCAACGAAGTGTTTGAATTGTGCGAGCAACGCAATATTCCCACATATACAGAACTGATTCTGGGCTTGCCTGGTGAAAGTCTCGAGTCCTGGAAAAAGAACTTCTGGACCCTGTTTGAAATGGGCAACCACACAGGACTCACAGTGTTCCAGGCACAGTTGCTGGAAAATGCTGAGATGAATCTGTTGCAAAAGAAACTGTTCAAGATCACCAGTCAGCCTGTGACTGACTACTTCTCAGGCAGCTACAGCAACGAGCACGTGGAAGAAAGCATTGACATTATCACTGGCACCAAAGACATGCCGTTTGATACCATGTTGGACGCACATGTGTTTAGTTGGTTTATCAACACCTTCCATATCAATGGTGTCAGCACCTTGCTGAGCCGCTTGGTGTTCAAATACAGCAACGTACCTTACAGTCAATTCTATGACGAGCTGTTTGAATTTATGCAGCAAGATGAATGGCTGCATCGTGAGCAAGAAGAAGTACGTGAGTACTATCGTGGATGGATGACCAGTGGCAAGATCAATCATCCCAACATTGGTATTGAAATACACGGCTGGAACTTAATTCACAGAACTATTCTAAATATGCACGTGGAAAAGCAATACAACGGAATCTTTGACATGCTGGAACGTTTTATGGCACGATATGATTTACCAGCAGACCTGTTGAACAGCATCATGAGATTCCAACGTAGATATTTGGTAGCATATGATGCCATGAACACCTATCCTGAAAATCTTGAGCTAGACTACAACATCTGGGAATATCTCAGCTTTGATCATGACTTGGTACATGCACCTACTGTGTATCAACTGGAGTTTCCAGAAGACAAAACCATGAGCTTTCCCAAGTTCCTAGAACTGTTTTATTTTGCACGGCGACGAAACTTTGGCAAAGCCATGGTAGAACGAATTGGGCAAGACACAAATGGAGCACGGCGTGGCGACGGTGCTAGTCGTGCCAAAATCACAGTAGAATGACCCGACTGTTTGCATTTGGTTGTAGTTTTACCAACTATCGCTGGAGCACATGGGCAGACTGTTTGGCACCAGAATTTGATAGTTTTGAGAACTGGGGACAGAGCGGGGCAGGCAACGAATTCATATTTAACAGCGTAATGGAGGCCGATCAGCGCCAGCAATTTGAGCCGCAAGATACTGTGATAGTGTGCTGGACCACTGCCACCCGAGAAGACAGATATGTCAATGAACGTTGGCACACACTGGGAAATATGTTTAGTTGCCCGATATATAACAAAGACTACCTTGCCACACACATTGATGAGCGAGGACTACTAATAAAAACCCTAGCTTATGTCAAAGCAGTAAAAACACTGTTGGAAAAACGACAAGTGCAATGGAAGTTTTTATCCATGGATCATTTTGATTCTCTAAATATCTATCAAGATGTAGTTGATTGTATTTTGCCTAGTTATCGAACTGTGCTGTTCAAAAACGGATGGCCCAACAGAAACGGTGACCCTCATCCCAGTCCTGCAGAGCATTTGGCCTATTTGGATAAAGTGTTGCCGGGCTGGGTGACAAAACAATCTACTCGTGTTATAATGCAACAAGAAAGTATCAATCTAAATAAAGATCCCCGCAAGTCGGGAATGACAAAGGTAACAAGACTATGAAACTTAAAATTAGCGAACTATTTTATTCTGCACAAGGTGAAGGCCGATATGTTGGTGTACCCAGTGTGTTCTTGAGAACATTTGGATGCAACTTTACCTGTTCAGGATTTGGATGCAAGCCCGGCGAAGTCAGCCGAGAAGCCGACCAGGTTGCAAAAACAGTTGAACTATACAAAACATTTGAAGAACTCCCACTAGTGAGCACAGGCTGCGATAGCTATGCCAGCTGGCATCCTGACTTCAAACATCTAAGTCCAACATTTGCTCCCGAGCAACTGGTAGAAAAAATGGCTGCACTGTTACCAAACAGTAACTGGCAACAACCTAATGGCAATCCAGTTCACTTGGTTATCACTGGCGGCGAACCATTGCTGGGATGGCAACGTGCTTATCCAGAACTCTTGGACCTGTTGCACGAGCGTGGACTACGACACATTACATTTGAAACCAATGGCACTCAAGAACTCACTAGAGACTTTAGAAACTATCTTGCAAACTGGCATGGTGAAATCACATTCAGTGTCAGTCCCAAACTGAGTGTGTCGGGCGAAATCTGGACAGATGCTATCAAGCCCAACATTGTGCTTGATTATGAAACTCACGGAGTCACATACTTGAAGTTTGTGGTTGAAAAAGTCGCAGACTTTGACGAACTGGATCGTGCTGTAGATGAATATCGTCTGGCTGGCTTTGCTGGACCTGTATTTGTGATGCCAGTAGGTGGTGTGGTTAGTGTGTATGATGGCAACAGAATTCATGTTGCCGACGAAGCACTCAAACGCGGCTACTGGTATAGTCCACGGTTGCATGTGGACTTGTGGGGAAACGGTTGGGGGAAATAACATGTTTGATTGGTTCAAGAAAAAAACAAAAGCCAATGTCAAGCCTCAGCCAACTGTGCCATGGGGTGACGAAACTCCTGTGCCCAAAGTCAAAGCAGCCAAGTTTAAAGAACCTGACAAAACAGCCAAACAGCTGGCAACAGAAAAAGGTGAACCTTACATTGCTGTGCTGGGCATAGATGTGGATCCCAACAATCTACATCAAGGTGCATTTGAATTAGATTGGAACGAAATATTTGTAAATCGTTTGATCAAAGCAGGCTATATGATGAAACCTACTGATACTGATGCCGAAATGGTAGATCGTTGGTTCCAGAATGTATGTCGACATGTTGTGATGGAAACCTGGGAACAAGAACAAGCCATTATCAAGGGTGCAGGACAGTATGTGAACACTCGAGACATTGGTGGTGGGCGCAGCGAAGTATCATGATATTCAATCATATCAAACAACTCAAGGTAGAAGGTAAAAGAATTGGCATCACTTTCTCCACCTTTGACATGCTGCATGCAGGCCATATTGCCATGCTGTCAGAAGCCAAGAATCACTGTGACTATTTGATATGTGGACTACAAACTGATCCCACAATTGACCGACCCGAAACCAAAAACAAACCCATACAAAGCATTGTGGAACGTCAGATACAATTGAGTGCTTGCCGCTATGTGGATGAAGTTGTGGTGTATCAAACCGAACAAGACCTCATTGACCTTCTTTTGATTCTGCCGCTTGATGTTCGTATTCTTGGCGTAGAGTACGAAGAAAAAGACTTTAGTGGTCGATCTGAGTGTTATGACCGCGGTATCGAAATTGTGTTCAACGGCAGAGATCACAGCTTCTCCAGTTCAAGTCTACGCAAACGAGTGGTTGCTGCTGAAACTGAAAAAGCATTGCTGGCAAAATGATATTGTATGTGAATGGTTGCAGCCATAGTGCTGCTGCCGAAGCAGCAGTTACCCACTCTTGGGCGTGTGATGACGGTGATCTTTGGGGAACCGGAACTGAACCTCATCCTGCTAACCTAGCAGTCAGTTATGGCAAAAGAATAGCAGACGCCCTGGGTGCAGAATTGATATGCCAGGCCAGTTCAGGCGGCAGCAACGATCGCGTTATCCGTACCACAACAGAATGGATTGACCGCAATCAAGATCAATTGGCAAATACGTTTGTAATGTTACAATGGACCACATGGGAACGAGAAGAATGGTTGCACGATGGTACTTGGTATCAGGTCAACGCAAGTGGTGTAGATACTGTTCCTGCAGAACTTGTAGAGCGTTATAAAAATTATATTGTGCAAGTGGACTGGGCTGCAAAGACCACAGATGCACATAACAAAATCTGGAACATGCATTTGTATCTCCAAAATTTAGGAATAAAGCACCTGTTCTTTAGTGGCCACAGTACATTCAGTGATATCCAGAATTGTCATGATTGGGGCAAGAACTATATGCACCCTTATGTTCGAGAAGAATCCTATCATAATTGGCTAATAAACAACGGTGGCATCTATGCCAATGCCAAAAGTTATCATTTTGATGCCAAAAGTCATAGACTTTGGGCTGAACATGTGTTACAATACATTAAAGATAACCAACTACTAGGCACCAATGAAATACTTGCTAATCGACACGTCTAACATGTTCTTTCGTGCTCGGCATCAAGCACACAGAGCAGCAGACACATGGACCAAGCTGGGCTTTGCACTGCATTTGACTATCATGAGTGCAAACAAAGTAGCACGTGATCTTGGTGCTGACCACGTGGTGTTTGCACTGGAAGGGCGCAGCTGGCGCAAAGATCACTACAAACCCTACAAGGCCAATCGTGCTGAGGCCCGCGGCGCCATGACTGAGACCGAAGCAGAAGAAGACAAATTGTTCTGGGAAACGTATGATGAGCTGACTAAATATTTGTCTACCAAGACCAATTGCAGTGTGATCCGTTGTGCCACTGCTGAAGCAGATGATGTCATTGCACGTTGGATAGCCTTGCACCCACAAGATGACCATACAATTGTCAGCACAGATTCAGATTTTGTGCAGTTGGTGGCCCCCAATGTGCAGCTTTACAATGGTGTAAATGATCACTTGTTCAGTGTAGATGGTGTTCGTGATGGCAAGGGCAAGAGCTTGAGTTTTGAAATCAAAAGCAACAGCAAGATCAAAGTGAACAAACACGATCCTAAATTTGTGCTGCCCAAGGACTATCAGAAATGGGTGCTGTTTTTGAAATGCATGCGCGGCGATCCAGGAGACAATGTGTTTAGTGCGTATCCTGGTGTGCGTATCAAAGGCACCAAAAAGTCAGTGGGACTCACAGAAGCATTTGAAGATCGAAACAAAAAAGGCTATGCCTGGAACAATCTCATGCTCCAGCGTTGGACCGACCACAATCAAAAAGAGCTGCGGGTGCTGGATGAATACGAACGCAATTGCACCTTGATTGATCTCACTGCACAACCGCAGGAGATCAAGAATGTAGTAGATACTGCTATTCGCGAACAAATAAGCCACAAGGACGTGGGCATGGTTGGTGCTCAATTCTTGAAATTTTGTGGCAAGTACGAACTGACCAAACTCAGCGATCATGCTGATGCGGTCAGTCGTTGGATGAATCAAACATACCAAGGAACTCTGAATGATATTAGCTAAACCAGTGATTGCAGATCGCTACTGGATCTTGAAAAAAGACAACCACAAGGTTGGAGAAATTGAAGTAGACGATGATGGTGTGGTTGTGAAAATACAAAACACTGTGAAACGCTACACCACTATCAAGATGCTGGGTAGAGAAGCAGGCATTGAGTTTGCGCCAGCAGCGACCAGCACAGTGGTTCACGGCAATCAGGCCTATGGTTACGACACTGGTACACCAGTGTTCAATGTGCTGTGGGACGTCAAGCACAAACTACCGTTGTTCACCAAAGAAGACAAAAGCAAATCCTGGTTTGCAGCAGGTTGGTATCGTGTTAAACAACATCGTACATGGAAAACAGTTCAGAATCCCAAACTCATTACCTTGCAACGCTACACCTACCAAGGTCCGTTTCACAGCAAAGAACAAGCAAAATGACCAACCCGTTTAGAGACCAAGAAAAATTTATGCGAGCATGCGATCAGAAAACTGATGCGTATGCAATTTCTCAGTACAAGATGTATCTGAATCTAATTGACGAAGAACATGATGAACTCAAACAAGCAATTGCAGAAGATGACATGACTGAACAGTTGGATGCACTAATTGATATCCTAGTGGTCACAATTGGTGCTATCCACAGTGCTGGATTTGACGGCGAAGGCGCTTGGAAAGAAGTTATGAGCACAAACTTTGCCAAGATTGATCGTGAGACTGGCAAGGTGCGCAAGCGTGAAGATGGCAAGGTACTCAAGCCTGTGGGCTGGAAAGCTCCTGAGTTAAGCAGCTTCTTAAAGAAATAATATATCATGCGACTGATCAATGATGAGTACAACGACTGCTGGGTCTGGGTCGAAGATCACAATGAAGATCTAGAACTCAGCCCGCATTTTGACTATGAAGAAGATGCCATACAGTGGCGTGATCGAATGAGACAACAACTAAGCTATGTCAAAAACTCGTGAACAAATCATAACCAGCATGTGCTACACTTGGCGACATGACTACGGGCTTGATCGTCAAGAGCACGATGGGCCTGGCGGTCTGATTACCGCTGGACTAACCGAACAGCAGCGCAAAACACTGTGGCAGCAAATGGCACAGATTTTTGATAATGATATTGTACCTAATATGACTATAAAACAGCCTGTGCAGTATGCACACGATTCCTCTAGAACAGACTGGATTGAACCATGAGCTTGCACATTAATCGCTTTGTTGACAATATCAAGGCACACGAAAGTCGTGGACAAAAAGACTTTATCATGAGCATGCGTGATGCCAAGGATCTGCACAGCGATATTACCAAACTACTGCTGACTCTAGAGCAATTGCACAACAAAAGTACTCCACAAAAAGACGAAGTGATTACTATAGAACTCACAGGCGGCGGTTTTAAAAGTACATAGTTTATGTGATAAATAAATGTATGAGCAGACCCAAACCTCAAGTGTTGATTGAGAACACTAACAAGCAAACCTACAAAACTGAGCAGGTGTTGGCCAGCGAAGGTGTATGGGCAGTGTTTTATGATTCAAAGCCTATCAACTTGAAAACTTCAAACATGCTGACACAGTATCCTGGACCCAAGTACAAAAAAGTATCTTTTTCAAATCCAGGGCATGCTATCAATTTGGCTCGCAAACTCAATACTCAGTTCAAAACAGACAAGTTCTCTGTGGTATTGCTGACACAGGGAGCTCAAGTGTTCCCCAATGCTGTCTAAACTAGACTACACTAAACACACGCTGTCGCTGTTGCCCGGCGATCATGGCTTGAATTTGGAAATAGCCCTGAAAGATTGGTGGCAAGATATTCGCTCTGTTGGTGGCCTGCGTCTGAGCCTGGAAGGTTATCAAGTGTTCAAGCAGCTGGGCATCGAAAGCTACGAGTTTGATATACCACCAGGTACCACAGCACACGCCGGTCACTTGGTCACACTGAACAAACACTTGACTCATCCATATTTTATACAACTGGGCAAAAAGCCTCGCCTGGTATTTTTTGACGGTCAAGAAGCCAGCATGTTTGCACTGTATGGAGACATTGTTAAATTTACCCGGGGTCTAAATAGAGGTTGACCAAAAATCCCAGATCGCTTATACTGTAATTGTAGTAGTTAGTGACCCAAGTGAAAGGAGCTCAAAATGGCAGAAGTCAAACTTTCCACACTGTACAAAGTCACAGTGACAGAATATGACTGTGGTGTGCAACGAGTTGATCCCGAAGACACCAGGTATTTTACCACCCTAGAAGAAGCCGAAGCCTACAAATATCGCCAAGATTGCGGCGGCCCCGAGTGCTACTGGCGTGCTAGCATCGAAAAAGTTGCATAAAAACAACACTTTTTAACCCTAAAAAGTAGTACTTTTGTAGCACTACTTTTCATGTGACAACCGGTTGACCAAAAACGCAAGATCGGTTATAATATACACATGGACACAAAAACAGTAACCCGTAAAAAACGTACCGATCGTACCCACATCATTTACATGATTGAGTCGGGTGCAGATTTCTACATTGGCGTTACTGCCAAAACAATGAGCACTGTCAAAAAGAGCGTGTTGGTTCGTTGCAACAAGCATCTGTATCGCATGCGTTCCGAAGACAAGGGCTGGATGCTGTATGAAACCATGCGTGAGCGTGGTACAGAATCGTTTACTGTGCGAGTGGTTGCAGTAGTGCGTGGCAAGACCCAGGCCCATACTGTTGAACGAACACTGATTCGCGAGATGAAACCCAACCTAAACACTGACACAAGAGGAGGCTGATATGAGTATACTTAGAGGGGGTAAGACAGGTGCTGAGCCCGGACTCTTGCAGGACGATTCAAGGGCCCTGTTCCGCTGGTTTGCCAGCAGAATGGATAGCCGTTGGACACTTCGTAGGGTCTTGACAAGTTTGTAAAACCGTGTTATAATACATTCATCGCAACAAGGAATCATCATGAAACAAATTACTACCATCGTCGGCGCAGTTGTGTTTGGTATTGCGGGTCTACTGCTGCTGAGCTTTTTGCTGAGCTTGCCCGTGTATCTGTTGTGGAACGGTTGCTTGGTTGGTGCTGTCGCAGGTGTGACCACAGTGACTTGGTTGCAGGCCTGGGGCATTACTGTGCTGTTCGGGTTCTTGTTTAAAACCTCCACACACACATCAAGCAAATAATCAAAAGGAATCATCATGGCCGGCAAAGCAAAATCAATCTACCTTACAGTTTGTCCCAAGAACTCGCATATGAGCGTGTTTAAGAAAATGTTCTTTGAAGCCAAAAGCTACAATGACTATGTCAAGACAGATGAATTCAAAGCACAATACCCAGCAGATCAATTTGACATCATCAAAGAAACCTACTGATGTATATTACCAACTACGATGATTCTGTGCAGTTACCCTGGGAGCCTGGCCTGCTGGAATGGTTGCAATCAACATACCCGCAATCTCGTTACCGGATAGTACAGTGTGACTAAAATTCCCGTAGAGCACAAGGATCTTTTTGGACAGCCCTTAGAGCTTGGCGACTGTGTGGTTTATCCTCGTAGTAATAGCATGATGGTAGGCACCGTGGCCAAACTCAACCCCAAGATGGTGGGCGTTAAAGGGGTAGGTGCTCGATGGGGAGACTGCAACAAATATCCTGCAGAAATTGTCAAGGTCAACGGTGCCGAAGTCACAATGTATCTCCTGAAAAAAACTACTAATAAGTAACTGACTATGGAATTTTTACCTGTACTAGAACTCATTGACCGACTGTGTATTGCCCGGATCAAATACGAACGCACCACGGGTGCCAATCAAGATGAATTGGATTGGTACGAAGACAAATATAGTCAGCTTGTCAAGACTTTGACCGCAGACCAACGTGAAACTCTGGACCACAATATCCGAGAGATCACTGTGATCCATAACCGGATCTGGGATCTGGAATGGCAGTTGAAGTCCGGTGTGGAGCACCTGTTGCCCTTGGACGAGATTGGCCGCAGAGCCATTGCCATCCGCGACTGGAACAATCGGCGCATTACCTACAAGAACTCCATTGCTGAGTTGTTCAGTCTCAAAATGCGCGAGATCAAAACAGATCATCTCAGCGACCCCGAACAGTTGTTTAAAACTGTTGACACTAAATAACGTTCCTGTTACACTCAGTTATTGGGGCTATAGCTTAATGGTAAAGCAGTGAACTCATAATTCATTGAGTCTAGGTTCAATTCCTAGTGGCCCCACCAAACACCTGGCGTTCGTATAATGGATAATACAGGGGATTTCTACTCCCCTAATAGCAGTTCGATTCTGTTACGCCGGACCAGAATATAAGTAATGGTATGGAACAAAAATCAAACCTAGCCAAAGGCAAAGACAGTTACGACTCTACGTCAACTGGCGGATTGATTCCATTTTTTAATCGCAATGTAACACCTTATCCAACCGAAGCTGGTGGTCACAAGTTTGATCTTGTGCCTGTTACACAGCAAAAAGATCTAATGATCAACCATGCCAGGATGTATGCACAACAAGAACACGATCGTATCATGGAACTGGTTGCAGTGCTAGAAAAACAAGCACAAGCAATCAAGCGTAGACTAGATGTTACAGATGCAGTGCATGCCGCAGTGTATCAATTTCAACCTGTTATGGGACAACATTATTGGTTGGTGTGGCACCGGCGTCGACAACATACCTTGCTGACACACAACGGTCCCGACGATTGGTCAAGTAGTGCTCCTGAAGACTATGAATACCAAACACAAGTAAAATACATGGGTGACCATACATGGTTAGAGATTTTGAGTTAAAGTAAAAATTGCGAGAGTGGTGGAATGGTATACACAGCATGATGTCACTTTTTTGTGTTTAGTATAAATAAACCTAGGAGAACATCATGATTAATATTACTGAATTTATCGCACGGAGCAGAGATGAACGCAGAGCACATTTAAACTTAGAAGAGTCATGCTGCGAACGTGGTGGAAACTCTACTAATCATAAAGGTGTGTTAGCACAGTATTTAGATACTACTATCCCGTCTGGCAGAATCTTGTTATGTCATGCTTGTCATAATGCAAAGTGTTCTAATCCTAAACACCTTTATTGGGGAACTGACAAAGACAATTTAACAATTGATAGATCAGAACAACCAGGTGGATGGAAAACGCCTTGGGAAAGAAGAGTTGAAAAGTATGGTTACGAAGAGGCTTGTAAAATGCAGAGCAGAGGTGACAAATCTGCTGGTGGCAGAGCAGGTAAAGGTAAAGTGTTAAGCGAAGAACACAAGAAAAAGATTGCAGAAGCAATCAAAAAAAAGTATAATGCAAATAATGCGAGTATGGAGAAATAGGTATACTCAGCGGGCTTAAAACCCGCCCCCGATAAAAAGGGATGCCGGTTCGACCCCGGCTACTCGCACCATTACCAACTTTGAGGAGATCCAGCAGTGTCCAAAACACCAAGTTCCAGTCCAGACCGCGACTTGTTTCACATCAACAACATAAACAAAAAAGTGCAGACTGGCGAGCTAGAGCTGGAAGAGGCTGAACAAAAAATTGAATTTTTCAAGAGTCATACTGAGCTCACGGCCGAGTTTGAAGCCCAGCCAGAGTGGCGAATCAACAACATGGAACACGATCTCCGTAGCACTGACTGGATCTTGGCCAAGGTTCGCGCCAGCAATGCTTATGCTCAGAATCTGTATGCTGCCTTGTGCAACAACGAATTCCAGAAAAATGACGTTTGGCCCAGATTGAAAGGTATCACTTGGAGTTGTAGTTGGCGACACGCCGGCGGCATCGTTGCCAACATGCGGGGTCAGGGAGACTACATGGACTGGTATTGTTCAGGCATACGCGAAGACGCCCACACTGAACAGGAACTACAAGAAATGTCACCTGAGCAGATTGCACGGTATCACGAAAGCCAGTTGTTTGTTAGTGAAAGTCATGTGACTGATGAGATATGCCAAGATTTATTTCAGTTGGGTTGGCTGGTGTGTGCAGACACATCTGACCCTGTGATATAAATAGCTGTATGAAACTCAATGTCAGCATGCAAAATCGTCTCTGGGAAACCTTGGAAGTGCCGGGACCAGGCTACAATGTAGTAGAGATCCTGGACTCTATACAAAGTGCCAGAACAGCAGGACAAATTACATGGGTGGATTGGGATCAACCTTTACGGCTTGACATTCAAATAATTGAGTCGTAAAATAGAGTTAAGACTGTATGAAGTAGATTGAAAAGGATTCTGGACGGGGATGCGAATTCCCCCTCCTCCACCATAAGAACATATAAATTTACTTTGATATTCACTGTAAATTTACTTTGGTATTGTGTTTTTATGATGGGGGAGACTAGTTTCGACAGGGTCACAAGTAAAGAAATGGACAGTCCGGCAATGTAGAAGCCGTAGGGTCGGAGTATTTCGGCCGTAGACACAAAAAAAGTAAACGCAAACGACTCACAGTTCGCATTGGCTGCTTGAAAAAGCAACCTAGGGTAGGAAATACCTCGTAACAGAAATCACCAAAAAGGTTACTTTGGTAACCTTTTTTCTTGACTTTTTTGTCGCAGGCATATATACTACACTATGATCACGCAAGTTGCACTCACACTCAATCTAATACCCACCAGCCAGGTGCTGGCTTATGAGAGCGATTGTCTTCAGGGTCTTTGCCACTGTAGTTAACAAAATTACTACATTCACAAAGACCCGCACACTAGGCGGGTTTTTTTATGGCACTGGTAGACACAAAATTGCATCAGTGTTATACTAGAGACTAGTTAGAAACAAAGACAGTTGATCGAGACTACTTTGAGTGTTCGTTAAAAATTTGATTATGGTGTACTCAGATTCGGTTCTGAGCACTATATGTAAACACCGTGCCGAACAGTCAAATTGCCTTGAACCAGCAGATGAGCATGATGTTTACATATAGTGGAGCATTCGTCTATCGGTTAGGACAGTGGGTTTTCAGTCCACTAAGAGCGGTTCGATTCCGCTATGCTCTACCATGTTTAGGACAGTTGGCCGAGTGGTTGAAGGCGACGGACTGTAAATCCGTTCTGTAAAAAGCGCAGTGGTTCAAATCCATTACTGTCCACCAAATTTAGGTGCGTTCATATAACGGTCATTATCCTGGATTGTCTATCCAGAGACGGGAGTTCGACTCTCCCACGCATCGCCAAGTTTTTGCCCCGGTGACGGAATTGGTATACGTGTTGGTCTTAGAAACCAAATTTTAGGAGTTCGAGTCTCCTCTGGGGCACCAAGTTTAAGAGTTCGTCTAGAAACCGGTAAATTGTAGTTTGGTCTACAAGCTCTTAATTAGTTTATGGCGTTATAGGATGTAACGGGGTGCGGTTTGCCTCAACCTTGAATGATCATCAAGGTTTTCTTGCGTGGGTTCGAATCCCACATGATTCCCCAAGTTATGCAGTTTTTGTCTGGAGTAATATTCCTGGACACGAATAAAAACAGAAATGTTCTGCGCCAAGTTATGCCCTGGACTGTGTTGCGAGTCAGATTTGAAGCTGAACGTAGACAGGTTCAATTCCTGTTAGGGGCGCCAAGTTTTGTTAGAGTGTTAGCAAGAGAAAGTCACGCTGTCTAGGTTTCTTCGAAGGACCAAAGCAGTAGAAGGTGATGGGTTCGACACCCACTAGGTCCATTGAGGCGACTAAACTGGACCGGTATCCCAAGTAACTTACCGAATCCCGCTCGAGCTTGTTAATTCGGGTGAATGGCAGCAATAATGTGGTGCTGCTACTTTAACAAATTCAATATTTTATTTTTATAGTCAAGCATCAATAAAGGTATCGTGACGGGACGCTGTCACTATGCGGGCCTAACTGTGCGAGGAACAGGTCCTGAAATAACTGCTATTCGCTTGTCAGAGGAAGCACCTTTGTTGACAAATTGGCATCTCTTGATGCTTGACTATAAAAATTTTTGCCAGCGAGACTGGGTAGTCAGAGAGGCCTTATAGACCTTTTAGCGCCAGATTAGCGTTCTTGATAGGGTTCGAATCCCTACGCTGGTACCAGTTTAAGCAGATCATGTCGCGGAAAAACTCATTGACGATGGGCCCAACTGCCAGGGACAACGATACAATCCTCGAACCGCTGACGTTTAGAAGCACGAGACTGCTAGTCACAGTCAACTCATGTTCAGGAAGGAAGGGAGTGCAGTCTTGCATTCCGCACCTTTAAACGCAGGGCAGTGGCATGATCAGCTTATCCAAAATGCGTTGACAAACATTGTTGTTTGTCATACAATAGATACTTAGGGCAGTTTATTGTCCTGTAGCGTATGGTTCGCCCAGCGTTACGAAGAATAAGTGTGGTGACACACCCAAAGGATGTATGCCTACATAAGTCCGCCAGCAATGGTTCATGTAAACAAGCCTGCTCAGGTCCGTGAGGATCCGATCACTGATAAGACCGGTGGTTGTAACAATGACGCTGGATGTTGTGGAAAGAATTAGTGGCTCAAGCGCCTGCAAGGGTAACGCAAGTCATTAGAGAGTAACAGGTGGTGCTGACCTCACAACAAAACCAGTCCAGTTAATTGGTATGA